CCTACTTGATGCAGTTATGGTACATAATCAAGTATCTATTCAAGGGGGGGGGCATAGATGCCAAAATGGAAAATCATAGAAAACCACCCAAATTATGAAGTCAGCAGAATGGGACAGGTCAGAAACATCATCACTGGTAAGTTGCTGACACCATATGATGACGGAAACGGTTACTTGCGTGTGAAGTTGGACGGTGAAAATTGCAGACTGCACATATTGGTTGCAGTGGCACACGTTCCGAACCCTGACCCGGAAACCAAGAATGTTGTGAACCACAAGAAAGGTAAAAAGCATGATTGCAGAGCATCACAACTTGAATGGGTCACACAGGCTGAAAATATTCAACACGCATGGGACACTGGACTTTGTAAACGTAAGAGAAGAAAGAAGGTGAAAACCGTTGGCAAAGGAAAAGAACTTTGAAAACCGACTGAAAGACTATCTGAAAAAGTATGGTTGTTACTTCCTGAAATACTGGGCGGGTGCAGCTTATACCAAAAGTGGAATCCCTGACCTGTTGGTCAGTTCTGACGGTTGGTTTTTAGGGATAGAAGTCAAAGCGGATAACGGTGAACCTACACTGTTACAGTTACACAACCTGAATAAAATCAGGGAATCAGGTGGGTATGGAATCCTACTATACCCAAAAGACTTTGAACTGTTCAAACGGTTCAATGCGAATAAATCAAAAACTGATGCTTGGTATCTTTCCAACTTGGAAGAACAAGAGCATTGGAAAATAAAACTATTATCAAAGTAAAGGAGTAAAAGAACTATGGCAGCAAAGAAAAAAGATGCAGCAGTTGCAGAAGCAACAACAGAACAGGTTGACTTGGATAAGGTCACAGAAGAAAACAAGAAGCAACTTGACAACAAGAAGTATGTGGTTGACCGCTTACTGGAAACCAAACGTGAAGGAATGGAAGATTTGGTTGAGTATATGGACGAAATCGGTTTCTTTTCCGCACCTTGCAGCGGTGGCAATCACTTGTGTTGCGAATTTGGTCTTGTTCATCACACCCGCAACGTCATCATGGCAGCAGAAAACATTGGCTGTGCGTTACTTGGTAAGCAGAAGTACATGGAAATCAGGGATTCAGTCACCATTGCAGCAGCATTACATGACCTTGGTAAGTGCGGTGACTATGGTAAGCAGTTGTATGTACCTAATGTTTTGAAGTCCGGCAAGGTGTCAGATGCCAAACCGTTCAAGCAGAACAAAGAATTGTTACCGCTTGACCATGCAACCCGCAGTATTAAGTTAGCAACCCTTTTCATTGACCTGACAGAAGAAGAAGAATTTGCTATCAGATACCATGACGGTCTGTATGAACGTGCAAACTATGCGGTCAATGGTAATGAAACCGCATTGTACCTGATTATACATTATGCGGATTTGTGGTCAAGCAGAATCACAGAAGGTGGAAAATCAGAGGAAGGAAACGGTGAAGAATAATGGGAAAACATGAGAACATCACACCTGAACAGGTTCAGGAAATGGAAGAAACTATTGAGAGTTTAAGAGAAGAAGTCAGAAAGCACATGGAACTTCGTGCAGAATCCGCAGAAAAACACAAAGCGGAAATTGCTGAAATCACTGCAAAGCATCAGGAAGAAGTTCAGGATTTGGAAGGTCAGATTAGATTGTTAGAAATGCACATTGAACAGTTGATTACTGACAATACAATCATGGATGCACAGTTGGATATTGTGAAGATGATGTGCGGTGTGCATGAGTAGAAAGGACAGGTGAAAATCATGGTAAATGAGAAACAGGGCAAAGTCTACAATCCAAGACCAGTATACAACCGCAAGTTGTTACGTTCCGTAATTCGTGCGGGTGTTCAGAAACAGTTTGGTCAGCATCATGTATCTGCTAATATGGCGGGTAACTTTGAGAGAATCAGAAAGGGACAGGTGAAGTAATATGGCACAGATGCTTTTAGTTATGGGTGAATCCGGCACTGGTAAAAGTACCAGTTTAAGAAATTGTGACCCGGTGACAACTGCGGTTGTCAACCCGGTGGGTAAACCGTTACCGTTCAAGAATCGTTTTGAAATGTTGAACAATGTGACAGATGCCCGCACAATTACCAAGTACATGAAGGAACAGGCAGCAACCGGGAAGAAGTTGATTGTGGTTGATGACTTCCAGTATATTCTTGCAGTACCGTACATGAACCGTATCAAGGAAACAGGTTGGGATAAGTACAATGATTTTGGTGCGAACTACTTTGACATTATCAATGTATGCAAAGACCTTCCTGATGACGTTGTGGTTGCTTATATGACCCATTTGGAAACCCTTGAAAACGGTCTGACAACCGTGAAACTGATTGGTAAGTTGTTACGTGAGAAAATCACCATTGAAGGACTTTTCACCGTTGTTCTTAGAACCGGGGTGAATGAAGGTAAGTATTACTTCTACACACAGAACAGTGGAAAGGACACCGTAAAGTCACCGCTTGGAATGTTCCCGGCTTATGCGATTGACAATGATTTGAATTATGTTGCTGACAAAATCCGCAACTTCTATGAAATCGGTGAATACAAGTCTGATGCTGAAATGAATCAGGCTGATGCAGCGGTTGCGGGTGATGTGGAAAAGCCGGATGCAAATGGTAGACGTGCAAGAAGTGGCAGAAGTTCAAAGGCAACTGAACAAACTGCTGAAACCACTGAACAGGGTACTACATCCACTGGCAGACGTGCAAGAGGTACTAAAACACATGATGAAGTGGTTGCAGAGAATCAGCAGAAAATGGCAGAGTATCAGGAAAAGTGTGATGCAGCTATTGCAGAAGTGGCGGGGGATGCAGAAGAAGTTGATTTTGATACTGCTTGTGCTGCTACTGAAAACATCCCTAAACCTGAATTTGAAACACCGCCAAGAAGAACCCGCAAGGAAAGACAGGCTGCAAGTGCATCCGCTACATCCGCACCTGAAACACTTACAGAAACCACATACTTCTTCATTGAAGCAACTGGTAACTATGTAATGAAACAGGCGGGGGATGTTGCCCCGGAAGGTGGCAAGGTCATCACTAAGGATGAATTTGTTAAGGGCGGTGCTGCCATTGCCCGCAGTGGTCAGGGAACTACTGAAAACGCAGTTGAAGGTGCTATGAATCCACCTGAAACTGGTGCAGCAGAAGAACAGGGTGGACGTACCCGCAGACAAAGAAGAACACGATAAAAGAAAGGTTAAAAGGTGAAAGATTATGAGTATTGATTTCAGTGCATTTGACAACAAGGTTGATTTGGAAGGTTTACAGAAGGAAGTTCAGGAAGCACCAAGTAATGATTTTCAGGACGTGCCGGACGGTAAGTATATCGTAAGTATTGAGAAAATGGAAATCAGACTGACCAACGCAAAGGACAAGTTGATGTTTGCGGTTCAGTGTAAAATTACGGAAGATTTACAGGGCGGTGGTCAGGAAAAACGCATGATTTTCTTCAACCGTGTTATCAGCGGTAACAAGAGCAGTGAAACATGGAATGACGGACGTGCAATCAAATCTGTCATCACTTGGTTGGAAAAGTTGGAAACAGAGGTTGTGCCGGAGTTCATCAACTATTCAGACTTTGCAGATTGTGTCCTTGACATTTTTCAGGAAATTCAGGGCAAGATTGAAATGGAAGTTACTTACAAGGGTGATGCGTTCAACCCTATCACTATCAATGAAGTATTCGACTGCTAAAATTTTTTAGTTGCAATGTGGATTGTAAGTCCACATAATATAATCAGGCGGTGGCGGGGAATCCCCCCCCCACTGCCTTTTTTAAGAAGGATGTGACGAAATGTTATTTTATGACTTTGAGGTTTTCAAGTATGACTGGTTAGTTGTGGTGATTGATGTGACCCGCAAAAAGGAACACGTGATTATCAATAACCCTGATGAATTAAAAGCCTTATATGAAGCAAATAGAAATGATATATGGGTGGGTTTCAATAACAGGCACTATGACCAGTATATTATGAAAGGCATCCTGTTAGGAATGAACCCAAAGAAAATCAATGATTTCATTGTGGTTCAGGGTGGTGAAGGTTGGCAGTTCTCAAATGCGTTCAACAAAGTTCCTATGATAAATTATGATGTAATGCCAAACCCACCAGTAGGTTTGAAAACAATGGAAGCCTTCCTTGGTAGTAACATCAAGGAAACGGAAGTTCCTTTTGATATAGATAGACCGCTGACACAGAAGGAAATTGAACAGACAGTTTTCTATTGTCGGCATGACGTAGAACAGACCATTAAGGTCTTTTTGGAAAAGGTTGATGATTTCAATGCAATGCACGAAATTGTCAAGGCTTTCAAACTTCCACTGTCCTGTATAGGTGACAGTGAAGCAAGAATTACTGCAAAAGTGCTTGGATGTGAAAGGCAGACTTTTGATGATGAATTTGAAGTTGAATTTTTACCTTGCATCCGGCTGAAAAAATATAAATATGTTCAGGAATGGTTTGAAAAGAACCTTGCTGAAATCAGGGAAACAATTTCATTCAACCGGGAACTGGCTGCATCCGGGCAAGGTAAACCACCAAATGAAGAAATCGTAAAAAGGGACTTTTACAAGAACCGTTCCCTGACAACCATGATTGCCGGAATCCCACACACCTTTGGGTTCGGTGGGTTACACGGTGCATCTGATAAACCGATTCACAGAACCGGGGCAATATATCATGTTGACGTTGGTAACTATTACCCTTCTTTCTTACTGGCACATGGTTATGTTACAAGAGCAGCAACAAATGATAATTATTTCAATGTATATATGACACGAAAAGCAATGAAGGGTAAACAGATTGCATTTGCCAAGGCGGGAAATAAGGCTGAATCAAAGCGGTGGAAAAAGGCACAGTTACCATACAAGAAAATGCTGAACGCACTTTCAGGTGCTATGAAGGACAAGACCAACCCCGCCTATGACCCAAGAAACAACAATATCATGTGTATCAACGGTCAGTTGCTTATGCTTGACCTGATTGAACACTTGGAAGCAATACCGGGATTTGAACTGATTCAGACCAACACTGACGGTCTGATTGTAAGAGTGCCGGACACTGATGAAGCATTTGAAATGTTGGATGATATTTGTTGGGAATGGGAATCACGCATCAGTACCGACAGGTGCAGCATCCTTCTTGAACTGGATAGTATCAAAGAAATCTATCAGAAGGACGTAAACAATTACCTTTGGGTAGATGCTGACGGTGGTGTTGAACGTATTGGGGCATACGTGAAGGAACTTTCAAAGATTGACAATGACCTTCCTATCCTGAACAAAGCACTGGTTGATTATATGGTACACAAAACACCTGTTGAAGATACCATAAATCAGTGTGATGACCTGATTATGTTCCAAAAGGTTGTGAAGTTATCAAGCAATTACAAGTGGGTTGAACATGAACACTGCACCCCTATTGAACGGAAAACTGGGGTCAGGGTCATCAAGACACATTTGGAATATCCTGAATCTATCAGGTACACATACAAATCATACCGGGTGTTTGCATCCAAAGATATTCAGGACGGTAGGCTTTTACGGTGTGGTGGTAAAAAGGCAAAGGGTGAAAAGTTCGGAAACACGTCAGAACACTGTTTCATTTTCAATGATTCCGTGGTCGGTGTAAAAGTACCGCAGACCCTTGATAAGCAGTGGTATATAAATTTAGCAAAGAAAAGATTGAAAGATTTTGGTGTTGTTGCCTGACACCGGGAAGGAAGGTCAAAATGGAAATTTTACAAATCAAGTATGAAAACGGTTCAATGTCAGTGAACTTGGAAGAATTTCTTGGGTGCAGAAATATCACTAAATTCAAGAAGTTGGTAAAACTGATACGTCAGAGTTATACCCCTGATGAAATCTATAAGATACTGAACCATATTGAACAATTCAACGCAAACTATGAACTTGACCAAAAGGTCACGGAACAGAAAATCACTGGGTATTCACAGAAGGTGCGTTTTTGTGAAGGTCAGGTTGAACTTGTCACCCATTCAAGGGATAGATACAAGAGAAAGTCAGAGAACTGGGAAACCTTCAATGATAATTTGAAGGGTCACAGGGAAGAACTGAAAAAGATGCAGCAGTTGTTGAGGTCTGCAAAACAGGAATATAACAAAAGACTGAAAGATAAGGCATTTTTAGATAAATGTTCAATCGTGTTGCAAGGGTAGGTGAAAAGGATGCTTTACAAAGGTTATGTTGAAACCAAGGGGAAACAACCCCTTGAAAAACTGAAAAACAGAACCAAGTGGAAAACCTATGATGAAGTGAAGAACTTAAACGGTTATGGTGGTGTTCTTGCTGATGATACTATCCTGATTGACATTGATGACCCTGAACAGTCTGAAATGATGATGAACATTGTGGAAGAATATCAGTTGAATTGTAAAGTGTTGTGTACCAGTAGGGGCAGACACTTCCTGTTCAAGAATACTAAGGTGAACCGCAACCGTACACACGCAGCACTGGCAGTTGGTTTGACCGCTGACATTAAGGTTGGGACACGTCTTTCTTATGAGGTCATCAAGATAGACGGTGAAGAAAGGTTTTGTGAATGGGATGTTGAACCGGGTGAAAAGTATGATGAACTTCCAAAGTATTTCTTCCCGGTCAAAGCGGTCACAGATTTTGTTGATATGGATGCCGGGGACGGAAGAAATCAGGCATTGTTCAACTACATATTGACCCTACAAAGTAATGATTTCACAGTGGAAGAAACAAGGGAGTGCATCAGAATCCTGAACAGGTTTGTACTGAAAGAACCACTGTCAGATGATGAACTGGAAGTGATTCTTAGGGATGAAGCATTTCAGAAACCAGTGTTTTTCCTTGGTGCAACCTTCCTGTTTGATAAGTTTGCAACGTTCCTGAAAAATAATGGTCACGTGGTGAAAATCAACGGTCAGTTGCATATCTATCGGGACGGTATCTATATCAACGGTTACAAGGAAATTGAAGCGGAAATGATTCAGCACATTCCGAACCTGAAAAAGACCCAAAGGCGGGAAGTTCTTGACTACATGGAATTGATTGTTGATGAAGTCCCGGCAGCAGATGCCCGCTATATAGCATTTAACAACGGTGTGTATGATGTGGTTGAAGGTGAACTGAAACCGTTCAGTACAGAAATTGTTGTCACAAATCAAATCCCTTGGAACTATGTGCCGGATGCCTACAATGAACTGGCAGATAAGACCTTGACCAAGTTGTCATGTGGTGATGTAACAATCAGGGCATTGTTGGAAGAATGTATTGGATATTGCTTTTACAGAAGAAATGAACTGGGTAAGGCTTTCATCCTGACTGGTGATAAGTCCAACGGTAAAAGTACCTTTTTGGATGTACTGAAACATATTCTTGGTGAAGGGAATATTTCAGCCCTTGACCTGAAAGAACTGGGTGACCGTTTCAACACATCAATGATGTTCGGAAAACTGGCAAATATCGGTGATGATA